CTAGGCACTCTGTTTAGATGCAACGTATCATCTATTCTAATATTACCAGTTCCTGAAGATTTTAAAACTAAATCTTCATTACTTGAAATTGTTTCAATAGTTGAACCGGCAATTCGTATTTCATCAAATTCCCAGCGATCAGCATATAGTCGACTTACTGTATTTCCGTCAACTTTAAATGCAATTACACTGTCGACTCCGGTATTTTGAAAATCATCAATCTCAATACTCGAATCACCGTCACCAATTTGACGCAAGAACACGTTTGCAAAGTTAAACGCAACATAATCAACTACAGCTTGTGTATTTGGTATTACGTCTGCTTTTGCAGCATTATATCCTGTTAATTCGCCAAAGCCGTTATATGTAAATACTTTTTGTTCATAGTCAACTGTAGGACTTACACTTACTGTACTAGATCCTGCATTTAATGTTAAATTCTGGCTTCTCGAATCTATTTCATTTGTTGCAAGTGAAATTAATTGACTTGCTTCATTAATTGCAATAAATCCCGATACATCTTCATCATATTTAAAAAATGCATCAGGCAATGTTCCGCGGTTAATTCTAATACCTGCATCATTTAAAGTAATGCCAGCTCCAGTTTCTCCACTATTAAGAGTAATAATATTATCTTCAATATTTAATTGGGCAGTGTTAACTGTTGTAGTATCACCTTTAACTAACAAGTCTCCGGAAATTTCAACTGTACCAGTTTCAAATCCTGTATCCAAATAGATAGTGCCGCCTGTTTGTACAGACACTTTATAGTTTCCATTTGGTACATTTAAATATTTTGACATTTATAATTCCTTAAAAATAAGTAGGGGATTTCTCCCCTACTTTATCTTTTAACTTAATCTACTGGATCGTCTGACTCAAAGTCGTCTGCATCAGGTGTGCCATCTACGTTATCAATAACAGCATCATCGCCTGCTTCTTCAATTTCAACTGCGCCATCATCTGTAGCATCACTGAAGTTCCAAGCAATCTTTGTGCCAGTATCAAGTGTTACCATGCGTCCTGCAATCTTAGTAACCTGACGTGCTACACCGCCATCGTCTTTAACAACAATACTCATTTCGCCTGCTGCAATACTTGCACTTGCTTTATCAACTAAGAAACAATCTTCTGTAGCTGTACCGTCTGTGCAACGGAATTTTTTACTTCCGAGTTGCTTAACAATCCAGCCGTTTACTGAACCAGTTCCGTTGTGAAACTGTACTTTAATTTCGTTGCCGCCTGCTGTCGGTGGTCCAAAAAATCTTTTATTAAGTGGTCTTCCCATTTGTTTTCTCCTTTAAAACGTTCTAGGTTTACGCAGTGGGTCAGTTCTGCATAAGTCCGTGTTATACGGCACGATTATTGACATAAGTATTTATCAATTAATCCGAGTAGCGTCGAATGCCTAACGCTCGTTTAGGTGAATAGAAATCATATCTTACACTTTTACTTTGATTGCCGCCTAGTATAATCCAAACTTCTTTACCTTCGTACCAAGTTGTATCTACATAAAAGCCAACGTGTCCTTGCCATCCTGCATTGCCTCTTGGAAATACAACAACATCGCCCGGCTGTATTTCTGCAGGATCTACAGGATCACCCCATTCTAAAAATGAACGTGCCAATAATGGATATTCGTGAGTATTATTGTTTGGTATACCGTCTAACTCTAATATAGCATTAACAAATGCTGCACACCATTCTGTACGTACAGGATCTACATCTAATAGTTCTTTTAGTTCAGATCGATGAATTCTTTCATCTAAGCCAATATAAGGCTGTGCTGTTTCTACACTATTTGACAAACTAGGCGAACACCCTGACAGTAACAATACTGCAAATACCAATTGTAACTTTTTCATTATTATTGCCCTCAGAATATTTAGTCAAAAAAATAGGCGCCGTAGCGCCTATTTTAGTTTACTATAAAGTAAAACTTAGCTGAAGCTTACGTTAGCATTAGTAATAGCAACATTACCTAAGTAATCTGCTGCGTTACCAAGTGACGATGCTGTGTTGTTTAACTCAACATATCCGTAACGTGTCATGAATGACACAGTTGGTTCGAATGATGTTGGGTCAAGCACAACGCCTGAGCTCATTAGCGGGATGTATGGGCAGTAGAATGCCGCTGCATCTGATTCGCTTGAACCTTTGTAGCCGATTAGTACTGCTGCATCGTCGCCTGCATATGTGTTTACATACACTTTCATAGCGTTGTTCAATGTACCAACCATCTTAGTGTTAGTTGGTGCTTCGAATGTACCTTCTGTTGTACGAGCGAACGCTGAAGTAGTTGCAGACTGTAGGATTGTAAGCGCGAATGGCGATACAACTGCCCAGTTACCTGCGCCACGACGTGTACGCTGTGCAATCAAGTTTGATACTCTGTTGATCTGAACTGCAAGTGCTGCATGCTCGTCACCAACGAAAGTAGCTGTACCTGATACTGCTGCTTGGTCATAAGTTTGTGCTGCTGCACCACTTAGTGTTGTAAGCGAACCAATAACTTCTTGGTCAATCTCAGCAGTAATCTCTTGTGCAAGAGCTGCCATGATTTCTGCTTCAACATCAATACCGTGCATTGACTGTGCGTCTTGAGCAGCTTCAAATGTCCAGCGAGCTGACAACTTACGTGTCTTCGCTTCGACAGTCTGCTTCAAGATTTGGATAGACATTTTACGTCCAGCCGCGCCTTCTAGTGCTGCTGTTGATGCTGCTTTAGCAGTTGCCGCGTCACCTGAATATGCTTCAGCAATTTTGAATGGGCTTAGAGCTTCTTCGCCTGCTGTAGTATCAGTGTTACCTGCACTTGTGTCATTCATTGTGTCTGAATAACGTACACGTAGTGTGTGAATTTGACCAACTGGACCAGTCATTGGTTGTACACCAACTAGTTCGTTAGCAATAACTGTTGGCATAACACGTCTGATAACTGGTAGGATAACACGGTTAAGTGTTGCTACGTTACCTGCAGATGTTGCGCCTGCTGTTGCACTCTCTGACAAATACTTGCGAGTGTTTTCTAGTGTAGCAGCCATTACAGACTTCTTGTTGCCTTGCAGGCCTTCAAGAAGAGCAGTTTTGGTGTCTACCCAGCGTGATTCTAGTAGTTCTGACATCATAATCTCCTTAATTTAATCCAGCAAGACGGCGTATATCCAATACGTTAGATTCGTCTGCTTTAGTTGTCATTTCTGTTTTTTCGGGTCTATTGCCTGTTACTTCTGTGCCTTCTGTAATTACTGCCTTACGCTTTGCTGGAGTATTTCCGTCGATAACCGATGGTAAGTACTTGTCAAAAGATTTTTGAAGTCTATCGGTTTGTACTGATTCCAGTAAGTCTGTCATAATCTCACGCTGGTCTTTGCCTAGTGGCGCAACTAACGAGTTCATAATCTTTTCTCTACGTGCTGATTCAACTAAACGTGATTTCTCTTTGTTAGCTGATTCTGCAAGAGTTTTTGCTTTTGTTGCAAATGCTTTAGCTTCTGCTAGTTGCTTGTCTTTAGCAGCTAGTACGCCCATTAGTTTACTTACTTCTGAATTTTCATTCAAGTGTGAAGTTGTATACTCGTTTGCAAATGCTTCAAATATTTTACGACCAAAGTCGTTTCTACGTGCTGTGTCAATATCTTCTTTTAATGCATGGATTTCACCTTTAAGTGATTTACCAACCATTTCAGATACTGCTGTAGCACTTCTTTCGATAAAGTTAGCTTTAACTTTAGCGAAGTGTGTTTTAGCTTCACGTACTAAACGTACTTTTGTTTCAGCTAAGTCTTTTTTATCTTCTGCAAATTCTGCAATTTCACCTGCTAGAGACTCAACAACAAACTCTTCAAGCTTGGCATATGATTCAGCCATTGCTTGCTTGTCTGCTCTTAGTTCTTTAATTTCAGCTGCTAAGTTTTCAGCAACGAAACCCTTTAGTAGATCTGCATTTTCACGCATTGCAACAGCATATTTTGCTTTTGCTTCTGCTAGCTGCTTACGGTCTTCCGCAAACTCTGCAATCTCTTCAGCAAGACGCTCAGATAGTAGTGAGTCAATAGCTTCAACCATAGTTGATTTATCGTGCTCATACTTTTGTGCAAACTCTTCACGTAACTCAGCAGTTGCCTGCATTTTGTTTTCTTGAATCTTTGCATTCCATGCTTCTTCAATTTGTTCTCTAATCTCAGTTGAAACAACGTCATTTTCAAATAGTGTTTTTAGTGCATCTATCATTACATTCTCCTGTTTCATTGGAGTTTACTGATTATGTTAATCAGTGATTCCTTAAGATACTTTTGTGCCTTTGTGTCGTGTTTAGTTGCCTGTGCTAATTCATATGCCTTCATTCCCCCACGTGCATTCATAAGATGTTCATAAATTGGTGTTGGGTATGCACCAGGGGCGCTAGGCTGAGCCACAACGTCCACAGTGATTATTTCAAAGTCAGAAACAGTATTGCTACCGTCTTCTGCAACATTACCACTACCACGTGACGAGACACCTAGTTTAACGCCTGCTTCAAGCATCGTTTTAACTAGGTTCCCCATCGGTGTTGGTAAAATTTTCAACTTGCCGTAACCGTTATCACCATCCATCCAACATTCAGTTATCATATGGCTTACACGGTCAATGTTAATGTTAAGTCCTTCTGGATGATCAACTTCTCCGAGAACACTGTACCCGTTACTAATTTGATCGTTGAGAGTTTTGACAGCCCTGCCTATTTCATTTACAGGATACACTCGCTGATTAGCATTGCGAACGCCACCTTGGATCATAATACCTTTCATATAAAGGTCTTTACCCTCGTTGGCATTTTCAAGTACCACGTTAGCTTGGTCGAATGTCAAATGCTCTCGTAAGTTTTTCATCTATTAGTCCTTACTTGCCTACAACAGATTTTTTGTTGTCAGCTGTTTCGCCTGCGCCTTTTTTCTCAGCACCGTGGCCTTTAGCACCGGACATTGACTTAGAAGCTTTTCCGCCTGGTACATTTACGTTACCTGCATTTTCTTCTTTAGCTGAATCTGCTGATCCACCTTTTTCGTCAGCACCTTGTGCTAAGTTTGCAGCAGTTCCGCCCATATCGTTTGCGCCTGCTACTGCACTTTTAGTATTTGCACCATTGTCACCCATTGTTGCCGATACTTTTTCTACATACTCACGCATTGTTTCTGAAGCTGATTTTTCACCTTCTTCAACTTCTTCGTCAGTTGCTTCTTCAACTTCTTCATCTTCGTCGTCATCTTCGTCTGCTGCTTCGTCGACTTCTTCGTCAGCTGCTTCAAACGCAAATGCTTCTTCTGGCTCTTCTTCGCCTTCGTCGTCGCCCATGTCATCCATGTCGTCGCCTTCGTCGCCTGCCATCATTTTTTCAAATTCTGCTTTTAGGTCGTCTAGCGCATCTTCTAGGTCTTCTACACGATCTTCTACATCGCCTTCTTCACCTTCTTCACCTTCTTCGCCTTCGTCGTCCATGCCAAGGTCTGCCATCATGTCGTCTGTTGGATCGCCGCCCATGTCGTCGTCTGCTTCAACTTCAAATGTATCTAAATCAAAGTTTTCGTCTAAGTCTTCGTCTGACTCATCTACTTCTTCTTCTGACTCATCTACTTCTTCTTCTGACTCATCTACTTCTTCGTCAGTAGCTTCGTCAACTTCTGCTTCGTCTTCTAGTAGTGATTCATAAATGTCACGTGATTTTTCAACTACAATCTCGTGAAATAATTCTTGTGCTGCTTCTTTGTCTTCGTTAACAAGTAGCTCTAGCATCTTTTCAAATTTATTTTGATCTGCCATTTTAAACTCCTATAAATGTTTTTGGTGCACAGAAGATAACTCCTGTACGGGGCTGTCATAATATATTTACTCTATTTGTAGAAAAGTGTGCAGAAATAGGCTCAAAACAGCCCGTTTTAAAAAATATCAGGAAAAATTGAAGATTTTTTTAAATTCTTCAACTGATATATGTGATAAATTGTCAATATTAGAAAACTCTTTCGGTATAAAAACATTATCTCCTAACACTCTTATATATCTCTTTTGACTAAATTTTTGGCAAGTTATACAAGTTTGCCTAAGCCAATTTCCATGATAAGTTGCACGTTCGTGACTTTTTTTGTAGTTAGGAGTATCTGCATAAACATTGTTTATTTTATTATCTATACCTTGATAATCAAATCCTAAAATATAAATGTCTGTTATATCGTGTGTACTAGCTAACCAAAGTGCTGTAGGTCCACTACTCCAACCTTTACTAGGATTAAAAAATTTAAATCCGTTCATTCCATTAAACGCACGATTAGGGTTTGTCCATACTTCGTGACTATGCTGATATCCTGCTTTATTAATTTCTAAAATCATCTTAGTATCAACTGCAACAAGATAATCAGGTTCAAATTCTCTATACAGTGCATTGCATCCGTATATAGTTCCTTTATTAGACAGATAACTTATATCTATACCTTTTCGACTAGTGCCGTTACCTATTATAAAAGCAATATTAGTTTTTGTGTTAGATGTAGCACTAACAGGAATTTGTAATTTAGGGGGTTGACATTTTTGTGCAAGATCTTTAGTTTGTTTACTTTTTAATTTTCTTGCTCTGCGCTCATCTCGAATTTTAATCCACTGTTCTTTAGTGTATTGAGACTTGTCTAATTTTGCCAATTATCATACTCCGCCTGCCTCTGCGTTAGATGCAATACCATACATTTGTTTTACAAACTCTTGTTCTTTACGCTTTTCTTCTGTATGTAGCTCACTTGCTTTGCGGATTCGGTTGATTTGACTTAGAGTTAAACGTGTTTTACGTGTGTCTTTTTTATCAAGAGGAGAGTCATCGTAATCTGCCTCGTAGCGTTTGTCTTCTACAGGCTCTACAGTTTCCGGATCGTGATAAAATAATTCTCTAAGTATCATATTGTATTTATATCGTTTGTTCAGTTCCTGCCGCCGGGGCGCCTAGTTCTTGTCCAGTAACAGTGTCAGGAGCAGTACCATCGCCGCCATCTTCGCCGCCAGCACCTTCTGGTGCTTCGTCTTCTAAGCCTCCTAGATCTCCTGCAATTCCTGCACTACTGATTCCTGCATCACGCATTTCTGCACTTGCATCACCCGGAATAGGATCTAGATTTTCTTCATTTTCTTCGCGCCACAGACGTTCATTTTCTGCAAGTTCTTCTTCACTTAATCCAAGATAACGTTTCATTGCAAAACGATTTGAAATATAAGGTATTGCTGCCATCTGTGTGTACGTTGGTATACGTGCATTATCAATTTCAGCTTGACGATAGCTTGCAAAGTTTTGCGGAGGCTGGAATTTTAAATCAAACATTGCTACATCAATGTTTACACCTTTTTCTAGTAAGTATCTTTTAAACTCCGTGTCAAATTCTTCAACAACTAAGTTTTGCAGACGTTCACAATAGGTATTAAAGCGCAACTCCTGGATATATGCTGTTCCCACTCTGCCATCATTGTATTGTGAAGCAGAATCATCTGCTCCAGTTGGTAAGTACGAACTTGGGATACGCAATCCGCGTACCAACTTATTAGTAAAGTATCTAAGGTCATCAATCTCTCCTAGGTTAGTACCGCCAGGAAGTGTTTCAACTTTAGATCCTCTGCCTTCAGCTGTTTGAGGGAAGAAGTAGTCTTCGTTGATTGACAGAGGATTGTAAGAACTGTCTATGACATTTTGACCTCCACCTGTCGACGATGGGATACGTCTTTGATGTATTTCCGTCTTAACACGTTCTACGAATTGCATCGCTAAGTGCGATGGCATGTTACCCACATCAACGTAGAATACTCTTCTTTCTGGAGCTCTCTGCACACGATAGATAATAATCGCATCTTCGAGCAATTCTTTTTGTTTGTAAACTTTAAAAATAGTTTCTAGTAAACTGTTACCAAATGGATAGTTGTTGTCTAAGCCTTCACTTAAACTTAGATGTACAACATGTTCTGCATCAACAGTAAATTCACTATCATCAGTTGTAAAACGACTTCCGCTCATACTCGACTGTGGACCAACCATACCTTTGGCTCCGCCGCCGCCAACTGTACTAGAACTGCTGTACTGTCCGCCGCCTGCTGGACTCATATTTCCATTGTTTACATACGGAGTTGTTGCAATGCCATCTTTAAAATTAAAGTTTACATTTTTAATTACATATTGTTCAGGAAGTTTACCTTCGCTTTCGTTTACAATAATACGTGTTACGTTTGCAGGATCAACATGAAACCATTTTTTAGTTTCTGGATCTCTAAGGAAGAATTGATCTCCCATTTTAAATACATTACGGAGTATTCTAAAAATCTTTGTTTCAAAATTTTGTAGTTTATTCCATTGTTGTAGATACTGTCCAATAATATTAATTTCTGAGTTAGTAGCTTTCTTACCACGATAGTCTACAATAAAAGGAGTATTATTTGAAGCGTTTTTCTGTGTGCAAAATTCAGCAAGGATATCAAGAGCAGCATTTACTTCTGAATCTTGATCCATTGTATTGTATTGTCCGTAGCGTTCAACTCTATTTGGCGAACCAACGTATACATCAGGCAAGTATGATGAGTAATTAGACCGAGCAGGACCTGCCATGTTACCATTGCCACGACTTGTAAATGGACTGTAGCTTCCATTTTGATTGTCACCTGTTGGTACTGGTGTAAAATATTTTTTCCAACTCATTTATTTTTCCTTATCTCGAAACATTACTTACACCGCCCTGTGCAAGATTGCTTCCGATTATGTTCCTAGTGTTTCTTTCAACATCTTCGTCAATGTCTCTCATTTCATTTAACACCATCAACACTTGTTGCATAATGTTATTTAACTGATCATTGTTGCCGGCACCGCCCATACCGGCTGTTTCCATTACATCACCTGCATTAGTTCCAGTTCCTGCTGTAAGTCTTCCATTATTATCAGCAGATAATTCATCGTTTAGATCTCCGAGAACTTCTACTAGTCTTTCCATTGCAGTAGTATAACTTACAATTCCAGTTGTGTCAAGTCTTTCTACACTAAATCCGTTTAAAGAAGTTGTCATAGCATTAATTGCAGCAGCATTTGCAGTAACACCTTCTGCACTTATATCTGCATCGCCAAATGCTTTTACAGAATCCCATGGCATTACTTCATCGCCTGCAAACCATCCTGCAATTGCGCCTAGTACGCCGCCTGATCGTTCAGCATTGATTGTTGGCATATTTTCCATTGCAGCCGCAAATGCACTTACTGCTGCTGCATTATTAGTAATACCAGCTGTATTAAGTGTTAGATCACCAAAGCGTTTCATTGGGGCAAACGGATCTGTTTCGCCACCTAATAATCCAATAATTCCATCTTTGAGTGATGTGAATACGCTAGCACTAGGTGATGCAGGGAAATCTGTTATTGCTGCTGCATATGCTGCAACTGCGCCTGCATTTGTGATTATTCCAGCTGTATTAAGTGTTAAATCACCAAATCGTTTCATTGGAGCAAAAGGATCAGTTTCGCCACCTAATAATCCAATAATTCCATCTTTAAGTGCTGTAAACACACTAGCACTAGGTGATGCAGGAAAGTCTTTCATTGCTGCTGCATATGCTGCTACTGCACCAGCGTTAGCAATAATACCTTCAGTGTTAAATGAATATTCACCGAACTTTTTCATCTTCTCTAACGGATCTTCTGCGCCAAATAGTCCAGCTATTGCTCCTCCGACAGCGCCTACTGCTGCTCCGATACCTGATAGTCCTTCAGCAGCACCTAGTGCAGCCATAGCTTTGCTGTATGCAACTATAGAATTAGCATTAGATGTAATTGTAGCTTCATCAAATTTCTTTTCTTGGAATTTTTCAAGTTGTGCTAGTGGATCTGTTTCACCACCAAATAATCCTGCAATACCCGATGTAACACTTCCAACTAATGATCCTAGTCCTGCAACTGCTGAGCCTGCACCAAATGCTGCCATGCCAAGAGCAATAGCACCCATACCTTTGCCTGCAGAAATTAATGCATCGCCATTTAACTCTTCAAAACTTTTTAATCCTTCTGCCATAGTAGGCAATGATTTGCCTATCATCCATGTTGCACCTGCTATTGCGCCGCCTATTAATACAATTGCGGCTGCTAGTCCTGCTGCACCGAGTGCTACTGTTGGATTAGCAAATGCCATTATGCCACCAGCTAGTCCTTTTAGTACACCGCCTAAACCTTTACCTATACCTGCTCCGATATTTCCCATCGCATTGCCAGCACCTCTGCCGGCATTTGCACGGCCTCTTGGAGACGAACCTGTTGAGCTTTCACCTCCACCAAACATACCACTTATTCTATTTCCGATACTTCTAGTAAGTGCGCCAGCTGCTGCTTTAGATGCAAACAATACACCAATGCCGGCAACTAATGCACCAACTACACCGGCATTGTTCCATAGTCCTGAAATGCCATCCATAAGTAAACCAGTTAATGCACTAATCCAACCATCTTCGCCAACTGTAGTAGCAAAATTACTAAGTGATGTAGCAAATCCAGTAAGTAAAGGAGCAACTGCTTCTAATCCTTTTGCAAAAAGATCTAATATACCTGATTCAATAAATGCTTTTTGAAATGCTCCGCTAACTTTTCTTTGAGTTTCTTCAAATGCTAGCATAGTAGCAGTAGCTTCGTCTTGGGCAGCTCGTTGTTCAGCTTGTTGTACTCGGGCAGCAGCCATATCACGATTACCTAGATTTAATAGTTGTCCTGCACTATCTAGATAATCTGCCATTGGATCACCTTCGGCTCGTAACTGTCGAATTATTGCAACTCTTCCAGCTGCATCTGCTCCTGCAAACTCTTCTAACTTGCCGCCAGCTACTTTAAATGCATCTAGCATCACTTGTGGATCAGCACCTCTGCCCACTTCCATCATCGCAGCATGAACAGTATCACCACTGTCGCCTAGCATTGCCATAAATTTACCAGCTGCCGGTGTTAAGTTTTCAGTTAACATTCCTTTTAATGCTTCTGCTGATGCACCGCCAACTTCGTCTAGCAATGCTAAACTGCTTGAAAGATTTCTATATTCTTCTGAACCTTCATCGAATTGATTTAACAGTGTACGTGCTACTGAGTCTGCGGCTTGTTGATCTAGTGCAGCTTGTGCTTGTTCTCTAGTTTTACCTGTGACTCTAGCAAGTAAATCAATCTGTCTTAAATAGTTTGCACTACCGTCTGCAAGTTCAGCAGTGCTTCGTCCTTGTAACCTTCCCATTCGGCCTTGCAGTTCTATGTAATCTGCCATGCCACTGTTAACTTCTTCAACGCTAAATCCCATTTGCATAAGGCTTCTAAAATCACCAGTTGCCTTTATGTTTTTGTTCATTTTTTGGAATCTTGCAGCGCCTTCTTCAACGGTTCCGCCAAGTGCAGCAAGTGCAGGTGCTTGATTTGTAAACAACTCAGTCATTTCACTTAGACTGATTTCCATTCCAGCAGCAGCATTACGCATATTTGTAATAGAGCCGCCAAACGCTGCGCCGCTCGCTGTTAAACTTCTAAACGAATTAATTGATTCGTCTGCAATGCCCCCTAAGAACCCTAATTGTTTTCCAACTAAAGGCAGTTGTGAAGCAAACCCTTCAATGCTTGTATTATTATTAAAGAATGCTTTAGTTAAGTTCCATGCACTACCAGCTAACGCACCTAAACCTTTAGCTACTGCTCCGCCTAATGAACGAGCAAACTTATTTGTTTCATCTGTTGCTGTTTTAGTTGCAGTTGTTTGTTCTGTTGTTGCGTCAGTTTGTTCTGCTGTAGCTTTTTTAGACTTATCAATTTCTTGATTATATAATTTTTGTAATTTAAGTGCTTGACTTTTTGAATCAATGCCAGATTTTTTAGCCATTGCTTCGGTTGCTGTCACTAGACGTTGCAGTGTTACTTCACTAGCTACACCGTCACCACCTACATTACTAATTTGTACTTCTTCAGCCACTATTTCAATTCCGAGTTATATGCGCACATAAATAAATATGATACATAATTGTATAGTGTATTTATACGGAGACAACCATGCCAGAATTTAACCCTGCGGAATTTAATAGTAATATTGAGCAAAATCCTTTGCGTAAATATTTTAGACAACCTAAAGTTTATATTACTCTTCCGAGTAAAGGTAAATTTTATCCTGAAGGATCAATTGAAATTCCTGAAAACAGTGAATTTCCAGTCTTTGCTATGACAGCAAAAGATGAACTAACAATGAAAACGCCTGACGCATTATTAAATGGTGCTGCAACTGTTGAAGTTATTAAAAGTTGTGTACCAAATATTAAAAATCCGTGGCACATGCCAAGTATCGACTTAGATGCTGTGTTAATTGCAATACGTATTGCAACATACGGCGATAAAATGGAAATTTCTACTAAAGTTCCAAACATTGGCGAAGATAGAACATTTGATATTGATCTAAGACAGCTTCTTAACAAACTGGTAACAAAAGATTATAACACTAAACTTGTAATTAATGATATGGCTATAGTTACAAGACCAATGACTTATAAAGAATTTACTGATGCTAGTTTAAAAACGTTTGAAGAGCAACGTATATTTGCCCTAGTAAATGATGAAAAGATTCCAGATCAAGAAAAATTAGCAAAGTTTAATGAAAGTTTTCAAAAGCTTACAAACTTAACTATAAATTCTTTATCTTCAAGTCTTGTTAGTATTACAATCGGCGATACTGAAGTAACTAATACTGCTCATATACAAGAATTTATTCAAAATGCAGATAAAGAATTTTATGACGAAGTATTAAAACATATAGAAGCACAGAGAGATGCATTTGCACTAGAACCATTAAAAGTCAAATCTAATGACGAAGATATACAAAAAGGTGCTCCGAAAAGTTACGAAGTTGCAATTACCTTTGATCAATCAAATTTTTTCGCGTAAGGATCTTAGCTTGGAGCGTGGCTGAGATCCTAGAAGAAGTCAAGCATATGGAAAACGAACAAAAAGAAATTAAGAGTGAAATCTTAAAACTTTGTTGGTATATGCGTGGCTCAGTAACTATCGATGAAGGATTCTATCTAACATATGAAGATAGAATGCTTATCGGAGATATTGTAAAAGAGAATCTAGAGACCACTAAGAAAAGCGGATTGCCTTTCTTTTAATTACTTAACACTAATTCCAAACAGTTTATTAGTACCTTCTAACAAATGTACACGTATTCCTAAGTCACTCCAACTTAGATTATGTTCACGCATCATTTTAGAAAGTTCAAAATACTCACTCTGTGTTAAGAATCTTTCACCTGCTTTAGAATTTGCAATCCATGCTTGCTGTTGTTTACTAACATCAACACCTGCTTTAGCAAAATTCATAATCTTTTGTGCTGCGGCAACTCCACTTTCTTTATCACCCTTTGCTAGTTTAGCAAGATCACTTGCGATAGTAGCTGCTGTTTTAGGTGGCATAGGCTTTTGTCCGCCTTGTACTTTGCGTATATCACCTTTAGCTTTTTCGTAAGTATCGCCTGCGGCTGCATTTTTATTAGTTGCAGGTGCTGCTTTAGCTGCGTCTGCTGGTGCTTGTCCTTGCGGTGCTGCTGCTTTAGCATTAGGTGCTGCGGCTGCTTGTGCAGGCTGTGCTGCTGCGTTAGGAGTTGCAGCAGGCTGTTTACTAGTAGGTGCAGAAGTCTTGTTTAAAGAATCAATATGTGTAACTAATGCTTTTGCATCTTGCTGACTTAGTTTTGCAACAGCTTGTTGAATACCTTTAAAGTCCATCGGCGCTGCTGCGGATTGTCCTTTAGCAGGTGCTGTTGTAGTTCCGCCTGTTTGCCCCGAAGTACCTGCATCAGCTGCTGGTGCTGCTGGAAGTTTAGCACCCATTTGTTTGTACACGGGTGCTAATACTTCGTCACTAACACCTTGCTGTCTTAGTATATTCGCAATAGCATCACTGTCAGTTGGCGATCCTGCTTTTTTCCAAGCACTGTTTAGTTTGTCAGCAGTAATTTTAGTTGTCATATTTTTGCCAACTTTTGCTGCTTTAGCACCTACAGCAGATGCGCCTTTTTTAACTGCGCCGCCCACTGCTGCTGCGCCTTTTTTAATTGCATCCATTGGACCTTCTGTAAGAATTACAGCAGGTGTTTCGTCACACCATTCTATAATAGTTTCGATTTGAATTGGGTTAAAGTTGGTGCTTTCCTTTTTATTATCACTTGCCTGTGCTGCGCCTTGTGCAGCAGCAGCAACGCCATCGGCCATTTTTGCAAATGCTGCAATACCGTCTGCCCATTCTTTGCGAGCTTCTGGTGTTCCTTCGAGCTCTGCTTGATATTCTTCACTGTTGAATTTTTCAACAGTGTCTTGGATTACTTTCCATTCGTTTTCAAATGTTTCGTAGTCATCAGCTCGCAATGCTTCAATTGCTTTATCCCATGCTTCTCTTGCAGGAGCAACATCATCAGGAAATCCAACTAACCGAGCATCAGCCCAGTCGCCTGGAACACCATTTACAGTTTCCATATAATCCCAAGTAGCTGTTACATAGTTTGGATTAAATGTATCTTTAACTACATTAGCTGCACCTTCAATTGCATCGCCTAACCCTTCTACACCTAATCCAACTAGAGCACCTAAGGCACCTGTTTTAACAGCTTTTCCAACAGCAGTTGAAAGATCAGCACCTTGTAGCAAATCTTTTGTTGCTCTTGCTAAAAAGCCTGCAACAGCGCCGGCCATAATGCCTCCAGACATAGCTGCGGCAGCAGTTAATATAGCTACAGCAATACTTGCTTTACCAGGATTTTCTTTTGCCCAATCACTGACGCCTTGTATTGCACTAACAACTTTTGAATCTTTAGAACCTATTTTAGTTTTTAATTCTTTGAACTTAGCGTCCATGTTATCAACAGGACCGGCTTTTTTTAATTGAGCGCCAAGCTCGTCAATTTTTTTACTAATAAAACTAGCAGCGTCTTTGCCTTTACCAAGCATAGTTCTATTTCCGCCAGCAGCAGTAGCACCTTGTTCTACATTTGTAAACAGTTGACTGATTTGATCTGGAGTAAGTTGTGCTTCTGTAATATATTTTTCAATACTCGAAACAAAAGGAATAATATGTTGTGTTTCTAATAGTGTTAGTCGAGGATCATTCCATGACTCAGTTATTAGTGTACGTTTTTGAATTTGATCTAATCTCATTATGCTACTCCTGCTTTTTTAGCAAGTTGTTTTCTAAGTGCTGCTTGTTGTTTAGGATTAAGTTTTGCAATTGATGCTTTAATAGGATCAATAGTAGGATTAGCTTTTGACGAAGCAGTTGCAGGATCAGCTTTACCAGTAACACCACTAGCAAATCCCTTAGCAAAGTTTTTTATGCCAGAACCAACAGCTCTAGTTGCTTTACCAGCAGCAGCACCTACACCAGCGGCATTTATTTCGTCTACCTGTTTATCAACAGCAAATTCAGAGATCTTCATTTCGAATATTCCTTAATATCAATATAATGTATTTATTATTTTTAGTACTTAGTGTATTAACTTCGTTAATACAAGTTTTCGCTAACGCTCAAACTACAATACTTCGTTTTAATTAAATGATTTATATATGAATACTCATTATCACGTAAGTGATAATGTTTAAGTTTCATGTAGATTGTTTCAGTCAGACGGAACCTGTTACGGTCCCATCTAATCTCAAAATGCGCTTCATGTGAGTCTGCACCAGCCGAGACATTGGAAGTAGGTAATTGTTTATACACAAAGTACAATGGGCTCTGACCTTTCCCAACCTACGTCGACATATGTAACATAAAGAATACATTAACTAGGTTAATGCTATCTATATAATACATTACCTCTC